AATTGTTGGGTAGCAATTAGAGATGTTCAAATAGATGAGAACAATCCTAAATCAGCACAGGACGTTTTAAAAGAATTACAACAAGAACCATTTTTTACAAACAATTGGGATAAGATTATGATATCAATAATTCCAGATATTGAAAGTGTAAACTATGGTAGAGGTGTGGGTTATGATGTAATATATCACGAACCACCAAAAGAAATCGAACAAATTAGTGGAACTGCCATTAGAAAAAAATACATAGACTCCAATGGAGATGTGATTGTTTACAACATAGATAACGAAGATGTTAGTAGAGCGTAAAAGACACATTGCTAAAACCATTTCATATCGAATTATAAGTACCTTAGTTGGATTCTTATTAATGTGGTTGATAAGTGGTTCAATTAAAGTTGGAGCAGCATTTGGAGTAGCAGAATTGATTTATAAACCCATACAATACTATATTCACGAAAGAGTTTGGTATAAGTGGATTAAATACGGATTAAAAAAATAAAATATGAAATTAATAGTTGACAAAGGTTCTAATGGACTAACAACAAAAGAGTTTACGGAGTATCTTAAAACTCCTGTACTAAAATCAGAAATAACTCAACAAGAGGCAGATGAGTTAAGAAAACAATTAGAACAAGGACTAACCGAATATCCAGGTTTAGGTATATCAGCAACTCAATTAGGAATTAAAAAAAGAGCTTGCTACATTAAATTTGGAGAAGAAGATGATGTTACCGAATTATTTTTGTTAAATCCAATTATTAGAGAAAAATCCAAAGAAGGTTTTCTTTTTATGGAAGGATGTTTATCTATCCCATCATCACTTACAAAACCAACTAGAACCATTAGAGCTTGTAAAGTAGTAATTGATACGGATAATTTAGGTGAGTTAACATTTGAAATTAATCCAGAAGGAGACAAAGTAAATGAATCAATATCAAAAGAAACAATGATGACAGTTATTGTTCAACATGAAATAGACCATTTAGATGGATTTACAATTAAAGATAGAGTTTATAATACACAGGTAGTAAAAAAAGTAGACTTTGGTAGAAATGAAAAAATAGTAATGAAATCAAAAGAAGGGGAAATGGTTGAAGTTAAATACAAAAATGCAAATAAATTATTTTTACAAGGATACGAAATCGTTTAATATGATATATACAATACTTACATTACTTATAATTACATTACTATATGTAGTTTACAATCTTCTAAAAAAATTAGAAAAATACGAAGATATATACGAAGATACACAAAAATTTATACAAACGGAAATTGAAAGAAACGAAGCATTACTGGAAGCATTGAGACTGATTGATAGTCGTGCAATGTTTGAGAAGGATGATGAAGTTGGTTCTATATTTTATCAAATCAAAGAAACAATAGAAAAATTCAAACAACAAAAAGATGCCAATTAGAAAGAAAAGAGGGCCGAATAGACAATATTTTCCAAAAGATACTGAAGATGCTATCATTGAATATAATTTAACCGATGACCAATATATTAAAGATAAACTATATAGAGAAAGAATTGCAGCTGCATTTGACAAACTTGCAGAGATAGTTTATAATAAATGGAAGTTTACTTACTTTGATGATGACCCAAAAGATGTAATGTCGGAAGTTGTTGCATTTATGATTGAAAAAATACATATGTACAAAGCCGGTAAGGGTAAAGCATTTAGTTATTTTACTATTGTTGCAAGGAATTATCTTATTTTAAATAATAATGCAAATTATAAAAGATATAAAGAAACCGATGTAATGTCTGGATTACCAGATTCATTTGATACTGAAAATAATTTTAGGGAGGAGGAAAGAAATGACGAACATAGGACATTTAATATTAGAATGTTGGAATATTGGGATAAACATTTAGAAAACCATTTCCCTAAGAAAAGAGATATGCAAATTGCAGATTCTGTATTAGAATTATTTAGAAGAGCGAATTACATAGAAAATTTTAACAAAAAATCATTATATCTACTTATTAGAGAAATGACAGGTCACCCTACTCATTACATTACAAAGGTTGTCAATAAGATGAAAGAAAAACAAATGGCACTTTATAGTGAATTTGATAGAGAAGGTGATATAAAAATTTAAATATGATACAATTAGGTCTATCAGCATTTTACCATGATTCAGCAGCTGCTTTAGTTATAGATGGTAAAGTTATATGTGCAATTGAAGAAGAAAAACTATCTGGCGAAAAACATGATAGTTCTTTTCCGTTTAAAGCAATTCAATGGTGTTTAGAATATGCAAAAATAACAATTGATGAAATTGATATGGTTTGTTGGTATGAAAACCCAAAAGATAAATTTGAAAGAGTTAGAGAAACCATTGGTAAGTGGGGTGGTTTAAGATATCCAATGAAATGGAGACAATTCTTAAAAAGATGGAATCAATCGGAAGGTAATTTAAAAGGAATATTGAAATCAATTGGATATGATGGAGAAATTTTATATTCACTACACCATCATTCACATTTAGCACTATCTTACTACACATCACCATTTGATAAAGCAATAGGCCTCTCAATTGATGGAGTTGGTGAATCACATACTATATATTCAGCGATGTGTGATGAGAGGGGATTTCACAAAATACAAACCCTACACTTTCCACATTCATTAGGATTAATATACTCAGCATTTACTGCTTATTTAGGATTTAAACCAAACGAAGGTGAGTATAAAGTAATGGGATTGGCACCATATGGGGATAATCAAAAATATAATAACATATTTGATAAAGTTGTTACTACCGGTGGTGAAATAGACATCGTAAAGATGGACATGTCTTACTTTACATGGCATACATCCGATAATGATATGTTTAATCAAAAGCTTATTGATTTAATTGGATTTCCTCCACGTTTCAAAGATGAACCAATAGAACAACATCATAAAGACTTAGCTGCTTCATTGCAAGGTTGGTATGAAAGTGCATTATACTTTATTATCAATAGAATTACAAATACTTGGGAATGTGAGAATTTAGTATTGGGTGGTGGATGTGCATATAATGGAACTGCCAATGGTAAAATTAAACATTTTACAGCAATTAAGAATGTATTTATTCCATTTGCTCCATCGGATAGTGGTTCTGCAATAGGTGCATGTTTATATCATTATCATCAAACATTTGGTAATCCAAAAGTAAAAGGTGGTGATAATCAATCTCCATATTTAGGTGAGGAGTGGAGTAGTCCTGAATTACTTAAAATTATATTACAAAATCATAGAAGTAAAGTTATAATGCATGATACCCAACAGACATTGTGTAAAGAAGTTGCAAAGCTAATTGAACAGGGTAATATCATAGGTTGGTTTCAAGGTAGAACTGAATTTGGTGCAAGAGCGTTGGGTAATCGTTCTATATTAGGTAATCCACATTTATCCGACATTAGAGATAGAATTAATAAGGTTGTCAAAAAGAGAGAGATGTTTAGACCATTTGCTCCATCGGTTACAATTGAAGATTATCAAAAGTATTTTCTATCAGAAGAAGATGTTCCCTATATGAATCAGGTTGTCAAAGTTAAAAAGGATGTAAACATTCCGTCAGTAACGCATGTTGACAATTCTGCAAGGATACAGACACTTAAAAGAGAAGATAACCCACTTTACTATGACTTATTAAAGGAGTTCGAAAAACTAACAGGAACACCTATTTTATTGAATACATCATTTAACTTAAAAGACCACACAATGACAAATGACCCACAAAAAGCTATTTGGACATTTCATAATTGTGATATGGATTATTTAGTATTAGGTAAATTTTTAATCAGCAAATAATGAAACTACACGCATTCGGAGATAGTTGGACAGAAGGAGAAGGAACCAATTGGCCCATTGAACAATCATTTAAAGACAGAAAACAATTACAACTATTTAGAAATGAAAGTAGTTGGGTAAACATTCTTGCCAATAAATTAGGATTAGAACCCGTAAATAATGGATGGAGTGGTAAAGCAAATAATGTTATTTTTAATGAGGTTATAAATGATTTAAGAAATGGAAAGATTCATAAAGATGATTTTGTTGTTATCATGTGGAGTTCATCGTTAAGAGATTATGTTCCATTTTTACCAAAAGGTGAATGGATAAGTTGGGGACAAATGGAATTAGCAGCCTTACCACATAAGTTTACAGAATCATACACATATGGAGATAAAAAGTTTAATAATTTTTTGGCTGAGTATAAAAAATTCTTTTTAGGAAATTTATTTACACAAAATTATTATAATGTAATAAATCAAAACTATATAATTTATTTGCAACATATGTTAAATGAATATGGTGTAAAATATATTATGTGTGATGCATTTGATTTAATGATTCAAAATTTGGATAAAAAAGATGATAACACTCATTTAATTGATAAATCAACATATTGGGGGTTTGCAAAAGAATCTTTAGAATTGTGGTTAATGAAAAATTTTAAAGGTGAAGATGTTTGGGAAAAGAAAATTCCAAACCCAATGAAAGTTGCACAACACCCCAACGACGTAGGATACCAACTAATAAGTCAGGAACTTTATAATTATATAGTAAAGAACAACATAATATAATGTCAAACGAATTTCAATTATTTGATGGTAAAAATTTATCATCATTATTTAAAGATATATACGAAAATCAACAAAACAAAAAGAAAAACATTTCTGAGTTAATTGAATCGTTGAGAAAACTTATTCGTAATGTAGGAGAAGCAACTGTGATTGCACCTATCATAAAAGATTTAATTGAGGTATCGGTTAAAAACGATGACCACTTAATTAAACTTGCAACAATTGCACAAAGATTAGCAGCTGCAGAAGCAAAGGGTATTGGTGAAGATGGTTGGTTAAGTGAACATGAAAAGACACAATTACTACAAGATATGGAAGATACTATCAACGCAGTAGAAGAAAAGACAAAAGAAAAAATGGGTGATTTAGAAATTGAAATTGAAGAAATCAAAACTAAATTATAATGACAAATATAGAATCATTTTTAGCTACAGTTGACAAAGTATATCCAACCGGTACTCCATTTGAACCGATAAATAGAGATGATACTACAACCGAAGATAATGTATCTATATATAATGGAAATGATAAATTTGCAGACTACGACTCTAGAAAATATGGTGCAATAACTTATGATTTTGAAGATACAATTGGAATAAGTGATATTGCACATCCATTTGATAAAAATAATTTTACATTTCCAATTAAAGGAGAAACTGTGGTTATATTAAAACTACATGGTCTTACATTTTGGTTGCCATATTCAAAAACACCATATTCAAATTATAGGAGAGATTATATAACATATGCTGCAACATTGCCTGAAGATAATATTATAGAGGCAGGTGATGATATGACTGGGTTAGCTTATAGAAAAAATACGGCCGCACCAAAAACCACTGCGACAAAACCAAAAAAAAATACCGGAGAGTATGGTATAAATGAAAAAATTAAATTTTTAAATCCAAAACAAGGTGATACGATATTAAGTGGAAGAGTTGGTAACACAATTCGTTTTAGTGAATTCTTTTTAACGGAAGATGGAAAAACTTCATCACCTGGAATTTTCATAAGAAATAAACAAAATTCAGAATTGGATTCAAAACCAATTGGAACTTTAATAGATGAGGATATAAATAAAGATGGTACATCGGTTTATATAACTTCTAATAAAATAAAAGTACCATTTAAAGAAACGATAAATAAATCTAAAATTGCATTTAAAAATTATCCAGTTTCGGAAAAATTAACAGGTAATCAATTGTTTGTAAATTCCGATAGAATTATTTTATCAGCCAAAGCAAGTGAATTCATTATGTTTGGTAAAGGAAATACAGGAATAATAACCGATGGTAATTTCTCAATTGATGCGGAAAAAGAAATATACATACACAATAATAAAAATATAACAATTCATTCGGATGGCAGTAATCAAATATTTTTAAATTCAGATAATGGTAAGGTTTTTATTGGAAAAAATGTAGGTATTGGAGATGCAGGTGCAGATGTACAAAAAATGGTATTAGGAGGTGAATTGGTTCAAATATTATCTAAATTAATTGATGAGATAATTGCACAACAATATTTGACCCCTGCAGGTAAAACAAAATTGCCACCACTAAATCAAGGAGCATTTAGAGATATACAAAAATCACTTAAAACAATGTTATCTATGAATAATTATTTAAGTAAATCTTAATATAATGAATTTTGATTTATTTAAACATAGTGAAAGTGCATCCTGGACTGATTTTTATATCAATATGTTAATTGGTATGTCAAAAGTTAGAAGTATCCAAAAACTAACGATTGTAGAAAAATCCGGTGAAAGTATTACAAATACTATATTTGATAATCCATTAGCAGAAACTTTGAAAGACGAATTAAATATGTTTATGTTTGCACATGAACTTGCAGATGAATATGATTCTGTAATTAAAGGTGGTGGAGGTACTATGTTAAGTAATTTGGCGGTTGAGTTTGGAAACAAACAATTAATGCAAGATACTTTATTTGGAATATTACAAGTGACCAACATTTCAGATACTAAAACATTATTGGATAATATCGGACTTGCAGTTAAAGCTTATTGGATGGCTGCGCAATTATCAACAATTAAAACACCAATTATACCATGCATTGGGTCAGTAAAAAATTTAAGAACAATCACCGGTCAATGTATTTTTCCTGGTATATGGACACCAATATTAGTAGAACCTGTTACACCATTTTCACCATTTTTAATGAGTTTTATTGCATCGGCAGCATTACATCTATTAACATTAACAGGTTATATTGAATGTTTTTGTCAATATCCTCCACCTGCACCTCCTGCACCTGGAATTCAACCATGGGTGGGATATGTAGTAAAACCAATATCAAATCCATCCGCAGTATTAAAGAATGCGGCGAGAACTCCAAATTTAGTTTTGAATTCTTTGGCAATAGGGTTTGATGCATTGGGAGACGTTACCGAAGGAGATGATAAAGAGTTTTTAGAATCAATAAAAAATTTACCACAAGCTATACAAACCGCATTAACTTCTACATATCAGGATGATAAGGCTAGAGAAAAAATCAAAGAAGTAGAATTGGCATTGAAAAAAGAGAAAGAAGAAAAAGAAGCACTTGCAAACGCATCACAAATCCAAAAGGTTACTATTGGGTAAATTTTAACTTTCAATATTTATTACTAAACATATACAAAACAATTATTATGAAATCAGAAATTTTATTAACTTTAATTAAAGAAGTTGTTAAAAACGAAGTTAAGTTACAAGTAAAAGAAGAACTTGTTAAACTTATTAAATCTGGTGCAGTTACATTAAACTCACAAAAGAAACCATCTACTCCATCATTGAGAGAGATGACTGACGTTGCCCCTACATCGGTTAAAAGACAACAACCGGTTCAACAAACACAAAGACCACAAAGAGAATTTTCAAAAGACCCAATGATTAATGAGATTCTTAATATGACTCAACCATTTTCTGCAGAACAACGTAAAGAAGGTGCACAAGCGGTTGGAAGTGTATTAGATATGATTAAGCCTGAATTCAGGGTTGATGAAAGTGAGTGGGAAACTATGGATTTTAGAGATGTAAATGTACCATCTAATGTTCCAACGTTTGAATCAACAGGTGATGGATTACAAGATGCTACGATAAAAGCGTTGACACGAGATTATTCGGAATTAGTTAAAAGATTTAAATAATGGCGATAGAGTTAGGAAAAGTTAATGTAACCGATTTAACACAGAATAATTATAAAATATTAGGTATTGGAATAAATAGAGTTTCCGATTCTAATGGTATTTTTCCTGTTAGTTACACTACCCTATCTCAAGCCAAAGATAATTTAAAAAATTTAATTTTAACAAAAAAAGGAGAAAGAGTACAACAACCCGAATTTGGTTGTGACATTTGGTTATTGGTTTTTGAACAAATTGACGGAGAAAATTTAGAGAATAGAATAGAATCATCTATATTAGATGCCGTTCAAAGTTGGATACCAAACATTAATATAAATCAAATTATATTTGATTATGATAATAATGATATAGATAATAATAGGATTGCGTTGGATATAAAATTTTCATTGATATCAAATCCTAATTTGACCGAAACAATACAAATAAATGTAAATAATTAATAATGGCACTTAAACCTTCAGATAAAAGTTGGGGAAATCAAAATAAAAATTTTAATTATGTTGGCAAAGATTTTGCAACATTAAAACAAAATTTAATTGATTTTACTAAAACTTATTTTCCAGATTCATATTCTGATTTTAGTGAAGCTTCCCCTGGTTCTATTTTTATAGAACAGGCAGCTGCAATTGGAGACATGTTATCTTTTTATCAAGATACCCAATTAAAAGAATCAATACTATCATATGCAAGTGAAAAGAAAAATGTATTAGCTTTAGCACAATCAATGGGATATAAACCCAAACTAACATCACCGGCTGTAACTACACTAACTATATATCAAATAGTTCCAAGTATTGGAGTAGGAACGGCCAATAAACCAGACGATAGATTTTATCTTAAAATAAAAGCTGGCCTGCAAATTGATTCTAATGAAGGGGTAACTTTTAGAAGTACGGATGTTGTTGACTTTTCATTGGTAGAAGGTAGAGAAATTGATGTATATGAAAGATATCCAAATACACAAGAACCATCTAGGTATTTAATTACTAAAAAAGTAAAAGCAATATCTGCAACTGAAAAAACTACAACAGTTTCATTTACTACAAATGACGTAGATTATCCAACTGCCACAATAGTTGATTCAAATATAATTGCAATCAATTCAGTTGTTGATGAGGATAATATAAAATATTATGAAGTACCTTATTTAGCTCAAGAAACTATTTTTGTAGAACAAGCAAATACATCATACAATACAGCATTATCAGAATATTCAAATACAGTACCATATATTTTAGAAGTACAAAAAGTACCTAGAAGATTTTCTGTAAAGGTTAATTCCGATAATAGTATTGATTTACAATTTGGTAGTGGTGATGTTAGTATGTCGGATGAAAGAATATTACCAAATCCAAAAAATGTAGGATTGGGATTGGCAAATTCGGTTAATAGATTAAATCAAGGAATTGACCCTTCTAATTTTTTAAAAACAAATACATTTGGAATAGCACCTACAAATACAACATTAACTATAAAATATTTAGTAGGTGGTGGTGTTGAATCAAATGTAAATACTGGTGATTTAAATAGAATTAGTAGAATTGAATTTGAAGAAGATTTGTTATCTTTAAGTGATACCGATTTAAGAATATATAATGATATAAAAAATACAGTTGCAGCTGAAAATTTAGAACCCGCTGTTGGTGGAAGAGGTGCGGAATCAATAGATGAAATTAGAAACAATGCAATTGCAATGTTTGGTTCTCAAAATAGAGCAGTAACTAGACAAGATTATATTGTAAGAGCTTTATCAATGCCTGAAAGATATGGTAGTGTTGCAAAAGTATATGTTAGTCCTGATGGTGAGGTTGACAATAATAGTCCTTCTTCAATACTTGCCAATCCAAAAAATATTGCTGAATTTACAAATTTAGTGGATGGATTAAAAACAAAATCTAAAACAGATATTCAAAAAGAATTGATTAAATATTTAAATCAAAAACAATCTAATGTTGCAGAAAATAATAATCCATTTGCAATTAATATGTATGTTTTAGGATATGATTTAAATAAGAATTTAACAAATTTAAACCAGGCCGTTAAACAAAATCTTAAAACATATTTAGGTGAATATCGTATGATAACGGACGCAGTAAATATGATTAATGGATTTATTATAAACATTGGTTGTGATTTTGAAATTATATGTTATTCAAATTTTAACAAAAGAGAAGTCATTACAAATTGTTTAACTCAATTACAAGATTATTTTAATATAGATAATTGGACATTCAATAAACCAATAAACATTTCAGAAATAGAATTAATTCTTGCAAATGTAGAGGGAGTTATGAGTGTACCATCCGTAAAAATTTCAAATCTATGTGGTGATGCTGGAAGTTATTCACCAAATAAATATAATATAGATGAAGCAACTAAAGGTAAGATTGTCTATCCGTCTTTAGACCCATCAATATTTGAAGTTAAATTTCCTAACAAAGACATAAAAGGGAGGGCACTATAATGCATAAATTTTTTACATCATCATTTGACGCGAGTATATATCTTCAACAACCTGAACAAAATGCAGGTAGAGATGAGATATTAGAAGTAGGTAAACTTTATTATGGTTCTACTATGGATATAGCTAGAACTTTAATTAAATTTAATACAACACAAATTTCACAATCAATTGTAGAAA